CCAGCTGCACTTGTAGCCATTTTATCTTCCTCTCTTTATTTAATTAAGGTAATCTGCTTCCCATGCCTCCGGCTTTCTTTACTCCCTCCCACAGCTCATCAAATTCACTCTTGATTGCTGGTGGAGCTCCTTGTAAAGCGCCCGGACTGCGTGGTGCTTGTTTGGCTGCTTTCGCAGCCTCTACCGAATTGCGTACTTCAGGTCTTTTTACATTACCATTGGAAGAGCGCCATACCTTGACTAAAGTATCAAGAGACAACTTTTCCGTAGGTCTTGTGGCAAATTCCATGAATTCACTAACCTCACTATCGTTCAGTTTATGTTTCCCGCGCAATTCACTAACCGTGTTATTAATCATAATTTGCTCATTCATCTGACCAAGTTGATTATTAACTGCTTCACTAACAGATTTATCTTGTTGACTAACTCTGTGTTTATATGAAGCTGAATCCGGTTTATAGTAGGCATCCCAAGGATTAAACTCATCCTCGGAAAGCGAAGGTTCTGAATTACTCATCTGATTGACGCCATCACCATAACCCTGCTCTTGAAGTTGCTTCTCCGCTAAAGAAGTCATGACATTTTTATATTTGTCATTTTCAGACTGAGCTTTATCGTAAAGCCCTTGGAACTTACGTGCTTCCGATTCCCAATCTGTATTCTGTTGCGAAGTCAGTTCTTGAGCATTAGTTTCTGGAACTTCTTCGAATCCCAGAACATCTTCCTGTTGTGTGGCATCATCCTCAAAAAAGGTATCAGACATACCGTCACTACTACCTAGAACATCATCAATTACTTGTTCTTCGGTAGGTTGTATTGCTTCAGCTTGTTCCATTATTATTCCTTTCTACAATGTCTCGCCAGCTTCAAGAGTAGAACCCATTATACTTTTGGATTTCTCAGCCGCGAGCTTCACTGCTCCGGCAAGCTTTTCAGCCTGCACTTTGTTAGTTGCTTTAGCATCTGATTCGACATTAGAAAGCTTGGATTTAAATTTCTCAACTTCAACCCTCTTTCTATCTGCCACCGACTCTCTTCGAGCGGTCTGCAGGTCACCCTGCAAGTCTTTGACTTGGCCTTCTAATTGCTGTACCATGCCTTGTAATTGTTGTATTTCTCCAGTTCTCTGTAAAATTCCTTCTTTATCAAATATCTCTGGATTTTTCTTCAAAACTTCCTCCTTGTCCACAATGCCCAGCTGAAACGCTTCAAGATAGACATTATACTCAGCCCATTTACTGGTCGGCAATGTAGAGCCGGGAGCTATAGTTACATCATGCTGATTAACATTATATTTGTCTTTCGCTATATCAATCAATGTACCGCTGACATCATCATATAAATTAACTGTAATCTCTGACAAATCATTATTCGGCTGTGCCAACCTGAACATTTTCTGGTATGAGTAATGACTTTTACCAAGACCATACATTACTCTTCCCAACCTGCTAATGCCAAACTCAATATCCCTTAGTTTAGATTTAGGACGTTCAGCGCCAAGTGATATCATCTTTTCAGTACCGCGTACAGTATCAGGAGCATCTTCAGCAAAACCATGCATTAACTCTGGAAGTCCAAATGTAAAATCAATATAATGCTCAGCAGTCTGTATAAGCCTGTAAAACTCAGACGCCAGTGGTGTAGGAGACGGATAATGCGGTTCGCCCTGCGAACTGTCTACTTCTATAACAGCATTAGGATTAGCCCAATCACGCTCTAAATCACCTATATTCTCTACACTGCCAAGCGGTACTAATAGTTTTAATCCTGCTGACGCCTGCGCATGCGATATGGCCAGTGACCAAAGTTTATTAAGCAATCTCTGCATTGGTCTAGCCCGAGATACGTCAGAACGCGGATATGGAGTTCCTGTATATACATTTGGAAGCGGTATAATAGGATATATTTCAATATTAAGTATTGATTCGTATAATACTATCTCACCAACAGAAGCTACAACTCCAACTCTATTCTGCAACACTTCCGCATATTCCATCAAACCGCTTTCAAATACATCAGGATTATCAGTTAAAAACTGCTGAAACTCAGGCTCGCTCAATACCTGCTCTTCCTGAGTACGCATATCAACTATACGATAAAAAGGAACTTTTGTCTTATAAAATCTCTCCAATACTTGATAATACTCTGATTCTCCATAATCCAAGTCCCTAGATGAATCAGGATATACTGTATAAATACTGCTCTTATTTTGAGCTGACGGATAATCCTCATCAAAATGAGTAGATATATCCTTTATCAATCCCTCAGTCATTTCACCAGTTTCAGGGTCTAATTGCGGGCCTAATTCAGGGTAGAGGCGAAGTACCTGTTCTTCAGTGAGTATAGTAGACAATATGATACTATCAGCATCATCAAAAAACCTGTCCCTAGAAGAAGGAGGAACATATACACGAAACGGATTAACACTTGTGAACTTGATATCGCCCCTACCGAAGTCTGATTCACTGTCAAGATAAGCATATAAATAACCAAGTCCAGTAACAGCATAATCATGTATCGCCTGCTTCATATGCATATCGCCGCTGGACATCTCCCAGCAATATCCCAGTATAACACGCCAAATCTTAGATAACTTGGCGTCTGAATCTTCTCTTGGTATAACTGTAAATGCTGGTGGCGTAGCTGTAATTATACTCTTCAGCTTCTCAACAGCAGGGCCAATTCTATCCATTGGAACTGCGGCCTGATTAACCGCGGCGAGGTCATCTGATTCATCAGTTGTATAATGATTACCAGAATAGAAATCAATATCTGAACGCGCTTCAGTATCCCAAGTTGAACGCGCATCTCTCCAGCGCTGCCATAATTCCTGACTCTCCTGAGCCCTAGGGTCTGTTTTTAGGTTAGGCATACCGCCCCAAAGTTAAATATTAAAATATCTACTGTCAAGACATTCTTAGTCCGGTCATCCAATTATATACTTTTCCTCCTATCGCCTTCTTTTTACCACTGTTTTTATATTCGCTTTTCTTCATTCTTGAACTTGATGGCGCCTTAGCATAATAATCAGCGTAATACAATCCATCCATTAAATCATCATGACGTGGAAACGGATGTTCAAAGAACTCGTCAACCAATTCAGTCATACTACGCCTTATAAACAACTTCTTTGAGTTTACTATAGGCCCCAGCGTAGTTTCCAGCCTATCTTCCTTCTTTATACCTCCCGGCGGCTTTACTCCCTTAAATATACCCGGAATCAATCTTTTATCACTATGAGCCATTCTAGTTACCATATCTCTCACCATTTCCTGTGCTGCCACTGTTTCTATAGTTGCTCTTCTTATTGGTGAATATTTATTAGCCATATCTATAATTATCTGCGGTAAGTCAAATGTTGGTATACGTTCATGAAAATATTCCAATACATAACGATTTTTCTCATTATCTATCCCAATAACCATGATTACCTGAAAATCAGATGTATTTGTAGCTGTAGCAGCAATATCAACACCAATATAAACATTTATTGGTATCATCTCATCGTTTGTAGCTAAATAGGCCATTCTATCAATTGACTTGAATTTATGTGTATGATACTGTATTCTATCTATCTTGAACGCTGCTGTTGATATATCGCGAGCATCGTTCATATACTCCTGAGCAAACTTGTTAACTAAGCCAGCTTCAATGAACTCCATCTTCTTGGCGGCAAGCTTTTCCTTGGAAAACTGTTCCGGCCATATAGGCTTACCATCCTCAAGCGCCCTGTAAAAGGTAACATCCCATGGATATTTCCTGTCATTCTCTGCGGCTTCGTTAAAACCATCGAGAATCATCTGTAAGAAACTATCAAAGTGTACAATAGTTCCACACAACCATATCCAGCCCTCTCTTCCCGGAGATTCCTCTAATGCAGGATATATGGTAGATACTACCCATTTCTTAATCTCTGAGCGTCTTTCTGGTGTTTTAGTATTTAATTCTGATTCAAAGTCATCAAGTATGATACCAGTATAACGTACATCAAGTTCTGAACGGCCACGCAGGCGCTGTGAAGTACCCTTTGCTATCATTCTGTCACCCTTGGCAGTAACAATATCCTTCTCAGTCCACCTGTTGCCATAAGCGTCTCCAGCCATTTCGCCAAAATAGTACCTTATAAACTTATTTACTTCCAAA